AATCGGCGAATACCTGTTGCGCGGTTGTGGTGCCAGCCACTAGACCGGCGACGCCTTCGGTCATCAGGCTTGCAGTGGCACTGCCTATGTCTTGGTATGCACTTTCCAGTGCGCGGGCTTTGGTGGTGGCGAGTTCCAGTGCTTGGGCCTGTTGTGCTAAAGCGGTTGCTTCCTCTACGGAGCGGTTTTCGGTAATCGCGGTGGCGTAGGCACCTTGGGCTTGACCTATAAAACCCGATCTTGCTCCAGCCTCTACTCCGGCTATTTGGCGTTTACCCGCCTGTAGCATTGCTGTGGTTTCGGTTAGAGACTTTTGCTTTTCTAATTCTATGGTGTTTGCTTGTAATAAAACATATTCGGCTTCTAAATCTTTAAGTTTAGCAGCCATAAAGTCTGCAATCTCTTGCTCACGAGAGGTGCCTTTATACAACTCCGCTGTCTGTTGAGTAAGCACCGCTAAGTTAGATTTTGCCTGTTCGTACGTGCGCGTATTAATAGCAATCTGCTCTGCGAGTGCTGGGTTTATTTCGGTTACAATTATAGCTCTGCGAGCTTTTTCGAGTTCTATGTTTTTTGTGTTTGCGACTCGTAAGTTTTGTATACTTTGAAATTGAACCCTAGCTGCGTCTTTAGCTTTGTTGACTGCATTGAGATAGGCTTCGTTTGTTTTTACCTGTGCTTCTTGTGCATCTATTTGGTCGCTTACTCGTAAGAGTCCCTGTGTTTTAGTTTGCTGGCTTGTAATCGGTGAAACATTGCCTGTCACCGTAGGTAGTTGCTTAACCTCCGGTAAAGCCGTTGGTACTTGCGTTAATAACCCAGTTACTCTGGCTAATATAAGACTGTATACGTTTGCTGTGGTTTGAAGTTCCTTAAGTACTTGATCTAAATATACTTTTGCCTGTCCAGTGGCCGTAGGATTAGCACGAGCAAAGTCGGCTCTTAAACTTAACGTATCGGCAGTTTTTACTTTTAACTCATTCTGTAAAATAGTTAAGGCTCGGGTGTAATTTTTCTTTGAAGCATCCTCATTTTGCCTGTTTATCTGTGTGTTTATTTGTGCAATTTTGTTTTGATTGTCTATGTTTATACGTGCTACGCGCAAAGCTGTATCGTACTTAGTTCTTTCAATTTCAAGATCCAGCTTGAGTAGGTTTGTCTTTAATTTACGTTGTCTGTTTGCTGATTCGGCATCTATTTTTGCTAGTTCTATCTTTAAGGTATCGACAGCTTCAGTAACACCTATTTTAATTTTTTGTTCTTCAGGATCGGCACCGACTGGTACATCCTGCAATGCGCTTAAGCGTTTCTTGCTCTCCAGTTCCAATCCGCTTATACGCAAATCTGCTTGTCGTTTTATTAATTCGTTTTCTTTTTCGATGTTTTGTACTCTTAGATCTTGCGCTTTCCTTGCTATATCTAGATTTAGGTCCTGCTGTAGTCGTGCAGTATCCCGCACCATGTCGCGGTAATTCTTTTCTTGATCTTCTTTTTGACGCGCTATATTGATGTTGTCTGCTGTTATCTGGTCGTATAAACTGCCATATAGGGCTATCTGGTCCTTAAAAATTTCAATGTTGGACTTACGGCGAGCTTGGGCTTCTAGTTGTGCTGCTTTTGCTTTTTGTTCTTCGGTACCCGTAGAGGCGGCTTCTCTGATTTTTAGTATTTCTTCTTCCAGTGCCGCTTGTTTTTCCTTTGAGCGTAATGTTAAATCTGCTGCTTGTTTTTCTGCTCCGAGCAATCCTACATTTTTTAATGCAAGTGTATTTAGTTTTGCATTTGCGGCGTTTAACCTTATTGCTTGCTCGATTAGTTTGTCTTGTTCTGCAATCTGGTTTTGGTATTCAGCAGTTGTTTTAAGGGCCTCTTCGTTACTTCTTTTAATAAGACCTGCAAGCCCAGGTATCCGAGCAAGTAGACCTCCGACTCCTGTAGCCAGGGCATTGACAACAACAAGAACAGCGTTTACGCCTTTTAATATCAGGCTTATAGCTTCTATAAATGGAGCGCCCACTAAACCCAACAATAGCGATACGGTTTTAGTTACTTCGTTCCATGCGGCGTTTAATCTGTTTACAGAAGCTGCGACACCTTCAGTTGCTGATGTTTGTGATCCTGTAAAAGCACTTATGTCGCCGGTTACAATTAGAGCTGATTGTTGTAATTGGTTGGCTCTTGTGTATTCTCCTAGTTGTTTAGCAGCTCGTACTTGGTTTTCCAGCTCGGCTGTAAATTGTATGCCTGTTTCACGTATTGCGGAATAATCGTCTTTTACAAGGGCAAAGGCGTTACCTAGTTTTTGTACAGAAACAACGGCTTGGTCTATAAATTGACCGAGGGCAGAAGCAGCAATAGAACCTGCAAAACCTCCTACTGCGCCACCTAATGCACCTCCTAGTATGGTGCCCGGGCCGCCACCCATTAATGCAGGGAAACCGCCGCCAATAACTGCACTACCTAACTTACTGGTGGGTTTAGATAGTTCTTCTAAAAAGCTATTACTTGCGGGTAGTTTAGTAGTACCTCCGCCACCACCACGGGATTTTTTTGGAATACCGCCTGGGGGCACGGCTGGGCCATACATATAACGAGGTATAGCAGGACCTTGAACACCTACACCGGCATCTGCTGTTGCAACTACTTTGCGTTGATTAGCAACTTCTTGTGTAATAAGACGGTTTTTGCGGTCTCGCGCTTTATTTTCAAGCTCCATTGCTGCGACGAGATTACGTATAGCAATACGTTCTAATTCTGTGCCCTCGGCTGCTCGACGTACTGCCCTGTCAGCTCGGCTTACAGCACGGCTATAGTTGTCTAAATTGGCAACATTAAATTTAGGTCCTTCTAGTAATTTAGCGTTACGGTTAATTACATTTATAGAGTTATTAAGTCTATTAACACTTCTAATAGCGTTATCAATTTGTTGGCCACCACGAACGGCAATTTCTATATCGGCACTGTACCTCCCCACGTAACCACCCCTATTTCTAACCTATTCTACACGCTGTAAAGCTGTCAAAGCTAGCGCCGTTTTGCTTTTCGCATTGCTTCTTCTTGCTGGTCGTTTAGGATCTCGAAGAACACGCTCCAAAGCAGGATCTCTTCTTCGGTCATTCGGTGGCGCAGTTCAGACAGCGTTAGCCCCAGCTCCTTACAGATGTGGAGCTGGAGCATCAGCCAGTTGTCTTTTTTGAGCTGCGCCTTTAGTTCTTGGGGTCGATTTCAGTCTCTTCGTCGCTGGACAGGATCGCCAGCATCAGGGCTTGGAGGTCGGTGTCGCGTACTTCATTTTTGAGTACGTCGATCTCCGCCGCTGAAAACAACTTGGTGCCGTTTTCGTCGGTGGCCTTCTGGATCAGCAATTGTAGTGCAAATGCAGTAGCGTCTTCTGATTTTGCAGCCTTCTGAGCACGTTCGCGTTCTGCTGCTACCAAGGGGGTGCGCCACAGCTCAAATGTGGTACCGTCGCTTAACTCAACTGTTTTCTTGGTTGGAGTTAAATTTGCCGCTTTACGTAAACGGTCAATGGCGCGAAGTGCGGGCGTGGTAGCCATAAAAACTCTGAATGTTACGTTTCTAGTGTAGCAGGAGAGTTACCATTTACTGCGATCTGCCCAGTAGGCGGCACTCATTTTACCTTTGGCAATGTTAGCGGCGTGGCGAGCTTTGAATGATGCTCGCCTTGCCTTATCTGCGGCTGATTCACCCTCGCGGGGAGGCGATCCACTCACACCCTGCTGGCCGTAACGGATCAACTTTATAGTCTCCCCCTCCTTGGCCAAAACTGCGTGAGATTTGGTTGGGTGGTTTGGGGTGCGTTTGGGTTTGTTGTAACCCTCGAATTGTTCGCCCCTGTACGTAATCACTTTTTCTTGGGGGTTTTCTTAGCGGTCTTGGCTGCCGCTTTGAATGCAGCAGCCGTGGGACGACCTTTTTCTCCGGGACCTGCCATGCTCTCACCGCTACCCGCTTTTATGCGCTTACGCTTCGCAGCGATGTTCGCATATAAACCGGGTTTTGGTTTGGGTGTTGGCATTGTCTTACTCCTTAAGCAGTGGTAGAGAAGTCGAATGTAGGTGCGCCAGTAGGACGGAAGGTGATTTCTACCATCTGGGCATCATCTGGGTTGATGTTAAGCGTTGCGCTTAGTAGTACAGCATCCATAGCGATGCTGCGGCTTAAGGCTTCAGTTGCACCCTTATCGGTGTACAACTTAAATGCACAACCAACTTGCTGGCGTTGCAGCACATCTTCTACCATACGGTTAGATAGTGCGCTGTCTTCGTTGGTTACAAATACTGATGCACTGCCGTTGCCATCAGCAAAACCTGGGATGTAAGCCTTAAATGGTGCATACTGACCAACGGTTTGGCCGATCGTGGTAACGTCGATTTCAG